GTGCAGGTGGCCAGGAAGGTGCTGCTGGCCAATCCGCGCTGTCCGCTGGCGGCGCGCCGGAATGGAAGCTGGAGAGCGTCCCCGAGAAATTCCATGTGAAGAAGGACGACGGCACCTTCGACGTGGAAGCGATGCTGCGCAAGACCGAGGAGTCGCGGGCGGAGCTGGAGAAGCGCATGGGTGCTGGTGGCATCCGTCCGAAGGATCCCGCCGAGTACAAGATGCCCGACATGCCCGAGGCGCTGAAGGATGTGAAACTGGACACGGCGGAGTTCGCCAAGAAGGCCCACGGCCTTGGCCTGTCGCAGGAGCAGTATGCCGGCGTGATGGCCGAATACCTCAACCTGCTGCCGAATCTGGTGCAGGGCCAGGCACAGGCTCAGAGCCAGGAAGTCGTCGCCCAGCTCAATCAGCTGTGGGGCGAGAGCGCCAAGGCGAATTTCGCGGGGGCATTCACCGTGGCCAACCGCGTGGCCGAGAAGATGGGCGTCCCGTTCTCCGAAGTCGAGGCGGCAGTGGGCAACAACCCCATGGCGCTGCGCATCCTCGCATCCTTCGCTGACGAGGTTTCCGAGGACAAGACCCCGAACGCTGCAAACAACGCGCTGCCGGCGGGCTTCAGCATCGAGGCGGCTATCGTGAGCGAGGCCTATACCAACCAGGCGCACCCCGAGCACAAGAAGGTCACCGACCAGGTGAACGCCTGGTACGCGAAGAACCCGAACGGCATGAAGCAGTAACGGTCGTTTTACCCACCCCAGCGGGCCGCCATCGTGCGGCCCGTTTTCATTTTGTCGGGATTCCGACAAGGCAACTCCATACCATGCAACGCATCAGGCCCAGCATTGGACAACCTGGCTACTGAGCCGAGTAAGGCCCGGAAACGGACAACCCGAAACAGGCAAAGGCAAACACCACCTTTTCTCAATTTTCGGAGCTAGAAAATGACTGATACCGTAACCCGGCAGTTTGTCACCCGATTCGACAATGAACTGCGCCTGCTGGCTCAGCAAAAGGTTTCCCGCCTGCGCAAGACCGTCACCGACCGTGGCCAGATCGTGGGGGCCAGCTTCACGATCAACAACCTGGGCGCTGTGAACATGGACGAAAACACCGTCCGCCACGGTGACACCATCTTCGGTGAAATCGACCACACCGCCCGCAACGTGCCGCTGCGCGACTACTTCAAGGCGCTGCCGATGGACCGCGCCGACCTGCCCAAGATGCTGGTGAACCCGGTCACCGGTGGCCAGTACATGCAGACCCTGATCGCCGCGCGCAATCGCCAGATCGACGATGTGATCTTCAATGCGGTGCTGAACAACATCGTGAGCTTCGACGGCCAGACCACTTACCAGCTGCCGGCCTCGCAGATCATCGCCGCTGGCGGCACCGGACTGACCAAGGCCAAGATCATCCAGGCTCGCTCCATCTTCCGCGCCAACGAAACCGACGGCGTGGACGGTGATGGCGACGAACTGTTCTTCCTGTACGACTCGCTGGCGCTGACCCAGATCCTGTCGGACACCACGCTGACCAGCGCCGACTTCATGACCGGCAAGATGCTGCAGGAAGGTGGCGTGGGCGGCAAGTGGATGGGCTTCACCTGGATCCCGTTTGAGCGCGTGCGCAACGTCGCTGGCGTGCGTACCAGCGCCGCCTACTCCAAGTCGGCCGTGCACTTCGGCTATGGCTATGAGCAGGGCGACGTGGACAAGCGTCCGGACAAGAAGAACCTGTGGCAGACCAGCATCGAGGGTTCCTACGGTGCCGGTCGCCAGGACGAGGCCAAGGTTGTCCAGATCTCGTACCAGTAATCCATAAGTGGCAGCGCCCACGTGGCGCTGTCGTCAATCACAGGACAAATTTCTTGGAGTAAATCATGGCTGAACTGAGCACTGTCACCCGTACCAAAGTGGCGCAGGTCGCCGGCAGCAAGATGACCGCGACCGCCAACAACCGCGAGCGCGTTGCGATCATCGATACCGCTGCCGCCTACAGCGCTGCCAGCGGCGATACCTTCGGCACCGGCATCATCATCCCGAAGGGCGCACGCCTGCTGGCCCCGTACCTGTCGAATGCTGCTGGCAACGCATCCTCGACCCTGAGCATCGGCATCCGCGATGCGGTCACCGGCGTGGCCATCGATGCCACCGCACTGATCAACGCCGCATCCCTGGCCGCTGCCAGCTCTGGCCAGGTGAACACCGGCAGCAAGATCACTGGCGGCCAGTATTACGTCATGCCGCAGGACGTGGAACTGTACGGCACCTTCGGTGGTGCAACCCCGCTGGCCAACGCGGCAATTCGCGTTGAAGTCCAGTACGTAGCGCCCTAATTCGCTGCGCTCCTGCTGTTGATCCTTCGGGGCGGCTTCGGTCGCCCCTTTTTTTCCGTAGGGAGGCCATCATCGCAACCAATATCTCGATCTGCAGCGCCGCGCTGCTGCAACTCGGAAAGGCACCCATCGCGTCCTTCACCGAGGCCACCGATGCATCGCGCCTCTGCAGCAACCTCTATCCGCAAGAGCGCGATGCCATCCTGCGCGAGTTCCCCTGGAACTGCGCACGCGCTCGCACCATCCTCTCCCCGTCTTCCACCGTCCCGGCCTTCGGCTTCGCAGCTCAGTTCCCTCTGCCGGCTGACTTCCTGCGCCTGATCGCCATCGGAGACCGGCCCATCGACAGCGACAACGCGCAAAACTTCAAGATCGAGGGCAAGAACATCCTGGCTTCTGGCACTGCGCTGAAGATCGAATATGTCTACCGCGCACCGGAGAGCGTCTGGGATTCCAAGCTGGTGGAGCTGATGACGGCGCGCTTGCTGTGGAAGCTGGCGTATCCGATCACCCAATCGACGAGCCTGCGTGATGAGCTAAAGGGCGAGTATGTCGACCTGGCACGCGTGGCGCGCAACGTTGACTCTCAGGAGAACCCCTCGCCAATGCTGGGCGACGATTCGCCGCTGATCATGGGGCGCTACTGATATGGCCCGCGCATCGATCATTCAGACAAACTTCACCTCGGGCGAGCTGTCGCCCCGGGTGGCGCTGGGCCGCATGGATGTGGCGAAGTATGCCAACGGCTGCAAGACGCTGGAGAACTGCATCGTGACGATCCAGGGCGGTGCCATGCGCCGGCCGGGCACGCGCTTTATCGGTGAGGTGAAAAGCTCGCTGCAGGCCAGGTTGATCAGCTTTGTCTACAGCCGCAGCCAAGCCTATGTGATCCTGATGGGCGGCGGTTACCTGTGGTTTTACAAGAACCGCGCCCGCATCGGAAGCTATGAGGCTGCCTCTCCCTACACCATCGGCCAGCTTGCAGAGGTGAGCTATGTCCAGAAATCGGATACTGCCTTCTTTGCGCACCAGGCCGTCTATCCGCAGCGCCTGCAGCGATTCGGTGATGCGTCATGGACGATGGCCAACGCACCATTCCTGACGGAGCCATTCACTGACATCGGCACCACGCCCAATGCCACGCTGACGCCTGGGACTGCGGCGGAAACAAATCAGGGACTGGAACTGATCATGTCGCCTGCGCTCTGGACCGCTGGCGATGTGGGCAAGTATGTCTCGATCAACGGCGGCCTGGCCAAGATTATTGCCTTCACCAGCTCGGAGCGAGTATCCGCTCAGGCGCTGTCGCCCATCGAGACCACCGTGGCGGCACCGCCGCTGGCATGGGCGCTCATGGAGAATGCCTGGAACAACAGCACGCGCGGCTACCCCAGGGCGGTGACCATCAACAAGCAGCGCCTGTACTACGCCAACAGCTTTGCCTATCCGCAGACGGTCTGGGGCAGCGTGATCCGCGGCTACCTGAGCTTCCAGATCGGTACCAATGACGATGATGCCTTCGCCTTCGAGTTAGACGGTGCCAACAACAGCCCGATCAACCACCTCGCGCCCTCGCGGAAGATGCTGGTATTGACCGAGTCGGACGAAATGAGCTTGTCCGGCGGCACGGACAAGTCCATCACGCCGACCAATATCGACAAGAACGACGAATCCAGCGCGGGCTGCAGCGGCACGGTGCGGCCGCTGAAGGTCGGCAACGAGCTGCTGTTCGTGAGCGCCGAAGGCCTGAAGGTGCATGCCATGGGTTACCGGTATGACATCGACGGCTTCCCGGCACCTGACCGCACGATCTTCGCTGAGCACATCACCAGCAGCGGCATCCGTGAAATGTCCTTCGAGAAGAAGGATTCGACCCTGTACGCGATCCGCAATGATGGGGTGATGGCGGTGTGCGCGTATGACGTCGACCAGGAGGTAGTCGGCTGGGGGCGCTGGATCACTCAGGGCAGCTTCGAATCCATCACCACCATCCCCACGGCCACGGCAGAAGATACCTATGTCATCGTCGCGCGCACGGTCGGCGGCGTTCTCAAACGTTACATCGAGGTGTTTGACCGAGACGTGATGCTGGATTGCGCAGTGGTCGCCAGCGACGCGGCAGGGAAGCCCACCTGGAATGGCCTCGGGCATCTGGAAGGCCTGAAGGTCCAGGTCTATGCAGATCAGTCCTATCGCGGCGAATTCACCGTGCAGGGCGGCCAGATCACGCTGACGCGCGCGGCCAAGTCCGTGCAGATCGGGCTGGCCTACACCGCCCGCATCGAGTTGATGCAACCGGAGCTGGGTGCCAACGGGACCACCTCGCAAGGTAATCCTGTCTCGGTGCGCGAAGTGCTGATCCGTGTCTTGAACACCCAGGCCGCTGTCGTCAACGGCAAGCCCGTCCAGTTCCGCCAGTTTGACACTCAGGTGCTCGACACGCCACCGCCGCAGGTCACCGGGGATTACCGGGTGCTGACTCTTTCCGACCAGGTGTACACCACGCAGCAGATCATCGAACAGCCATATCCGGCACCGTTCCATCTGCTGGACGTCATCCGCAAGATCACCATCAACGACTGATACCCATGATCCGTTCCGGCACTCCCGATGATATCCCGCGCATCCTTGAACTGGGCGCGATGCTGCACGCCGCCTCGTTCTTTCGCAACATCCCATTCGACCCGGAGAAGGTGGAGGCCACCATGCACGCCCTCATGGATGGCGCTGGCGTGGTCTTCGTGGCCGAGCGCGATGGTGTTGTGATCGGCGGCCTCGCCGGCGGCATCACCGAATATTTCTTCTCGCACCAAAAGCTTGGATTCGACTATTCCTTCTTCATTGAGCCCAGCAAGCGCCACGGCATCACGGCCCTGAAGCTGATTCGTGCACTAGAAATCTGGTGCAAGGCGCGCGGTGCCGTCGCGCTGCAGCTGGGTATCTCGACCGGGCTGAATGTCGATGGCCTGTCTAAATTTTACGAATGGGCCGGCTTTACCAACGTCGGCCCCATGTTCAAAAAGGAGTTGTGATGGGAACAGGTGTAGAACTCGTCGCGTATGCGGCCCTGGCTTCGGCGGCAGTTGGGACATATAGCGCCATCCAGCAGGGTAACCAGGCCAAGGACCAAGCCAACTATCAGGCTGCACAGGCGCAGGCCGACGCTGATGCTGCGGCCGGCCAGGCCGAGGTCGAAGCCGCGCAGATCCGCAAGGCCACGTTGAAACAGCGAGCGGCGGCGCGCTCAGCCCTTGCCGACTCGGGGGTAAATGTGGACGTGGGTAGCGCCGAGCTGGTGCAGTCGGACATCCAGCAACAGGGCGAGCAGGATGCGCTGACCACCATCCTCAACGGGAATAACGCTCGG